GAGGAACATATTGATGTTACCCAAAGCAGGACCAGGTAAACCACAAGCACTATGAAAAGCTTCGTCGACTTCATAGAACTCCGTATCTTTGTATTTAGTTTTCGTAGAATACTTATTTTTGATTGCATCTAATGAAAATTCTTTTTTCTTTATAGCCATAAATGTCTATGTGTTTAAATTGTTAGTATAAAAATGAAAAAGGATGGACACTTTTTTTATGTTAGTGCCCATCCATATTATTTAGAATGGTAAATCACCATCAGGTTCGTCACCAGCTTGTGGGTCAACATATGATGCTCCACCGATAGTACTTTCGTCAGATGAACTATCACCATAAACGTATTTACCTAAATCAGATGACCATCTTGGAGTTTCACCACGAGCAATCGCTTCCAAATACTCAACAGGTTTTTTAGAGTAAACGTCAGCCCAAGTAAGTGGGTCTTCAGTCCAAGTCTTAGCCGTTTCAGAATCTGTATGAACAGGTGATGGGTCGTCATGCATTACAGTCTGAATAACTGTGTAAGTAGCACCTTTAGGAGTTTTTGCCTTAGCCAACTCAATGATTAAATCACGTCCATTAACAGGGTCAGTGATATCACCTTTAGCCTTCCAAATTGGAATGATTTTGTCTAAGATACCTTCGTTTTTGTAGTTGTGTTTGAATCTCCAAAACTTAACACCATCCGCTTCGTTATCTCGGTCAATAACCTTAACGATGTAAAACTTACGAGGTTTGTACGCCTTAGCAAGTTCCTTATCAGATTCCTTACCTGTAGAGATTAATTCATCATGAATCTCGGTAAGTGGTGAACGCTCGTTATCGTTTTTACCTGGGTCATAGATTTTATTCCATTTACCTTCAACTTGAACCTCGTGATACCACACCTCTTTAAAAGGAGATGAGCCGTCAGGGGTTGGTAAAATACGAAGACGTTTTTGTCCTGAATTCTCATTTTGCGTTAGAATCGCCGCAAAATACTTTTTCATTCTGTCTTCTTGAGACATTTTGTTAGCTCCGTTTGAGCCACCTTTCGCTTTTTCATACTGAGCGAGAACAGCATCTAGTGAATTTGTCGCCATGATATATATAAATTAATAGTTAATAAACAAGTATAAGTGTGTCAGCCGTAAATGTCAAATGGTACTTTTAAAACTTCAATGGTTTGAATGTATTTTCACTATTCACATTGTAGTTATTAAAAGTGGTTTTGATTTCAGATGGTGAATAATCTTCAACCTCATCAGTTGTTAAAATATATTCATTTTTTCCAGTCTTTTCAATATCTTCAGACTTATCTGTAAAGAAATCAGTTAATTTTTGATTAAATGGACCTGAATCTAAACTTCTAAGTTCAAGTTTTTCTTGTGGTGTCTTTTCTCTGTATTTTTCAATCTTAGCTTCAATGCTATTCAATTTTTCAAAAACTGAATTCATTTCACCTAATTTACTTTCTAATGATGAAAGTTGTGTGAATAAATTATTAAAGTATTCTTCTTGTTTTGTCTCAATATTTTTTTGAGAAGTCACTAAATCAGTAATATCTAATTCTTCACTCCCACTTTCTTCAGTGTTCTCATCCCCAATTTTTTCAACTTCATCATCCGCTTCAACGTCAATTACTTCAGGTTCAGTTGTTGCTGGTTCAGTTGTTGTAGGAGCCGGTGGAGTTGTTCCTGCTTCAGGTGCTGCCGGTATCTCAGCATCAGGTTCTGGCAATTCAGTTGCCTCTTGTTCTAAGATATATTTGTTAATTTTATTATATCTTGTGATTTCTTCAATAATTTTTTCTGAAATTGCCATTTTAATTACCCGTTTAAAAGTTGTTTGAAACCATTTTTAGTTTCAACATTTATTTTTTTGTTTGAAAACATAGTATTATCTACTCTTTCAATTAGTCCATCTTTCATTCTTACATTGTAGCAATCACCTGTATCTAAATCGCAAACTTCTTTGAAACCGTTTCCTTTATCAGTTTCAGTTATTCTAGTATTTTTACCCAAATATCTATCTAATAAATCTTTTGTTGTCATAATTTCTTTTATTATAAATATATTAATTAATGAAAAAGGTTGTAATTCTTTCTTACAATACTTCTAAGGTACTCAATGTCATCAGGGAAACTGGCTAAAAATTTATCGTAAACACCTTTATCTTTAGCAAATTTATCATATGGGAAGTATTTGATATATGCTTCCACAAATTTATTTGCAAAACTTTGAGCATCTCCAAAATTATCTCCAATAACTTGCAAGAATGAATTAACGTATTTTAAATTACAAAATTGAATTGAGTCATTTAAATTTGCAAATATCGCAATAGGGATTTGTTCGTTCTTTTTATTAACAACACACAAATAGGCCTCAGCCAAATAATCTTTTAAATTACCTCCAAATTTAGTAGGAACATCCAAACTAATTTCAGCATAGTTAAACCAAATTCCTTTAAACGAATTTCCATTCCAAGAACCAATTGCGAATAAGTTGTAAATAATTTCTTTTCTTACTTCTGAAATTCCTAATTCTGTCATTCCACTTATTATCTCATCTTTGGTACTGACAGTTTCATTCGGATTCGCCAATGGAAATTTAGAATATGTAGGAGGTGTTGGTTTACAAGTTTGTATAGGTGAAATCGGTTTATTACCCGCAACATTTGTAGCAATTGAGGCGTTATTAGTAATAGTATTTGTATTCGCCAATGTTTGTATTGTTTGTTCTTGGTTTGTTTGAGATTGTATATTACTAATAATTTGTTTATTAATTGATTGTAATATATTATCAATTGTCGGAAATGTTGAAGTTTTAACTCTAACTCCTGAAAAAGTAGTTTTAAATGAATCAGGTGTAACCACATGACTCACTTCTTGGATTTGGTATGTTCCCGCAAATAGTGGTACACCTCTTAACGCAAAAAACATTGTAGGTTGTATCATAGCGTTACCCATACAACTTATAGTTGACGAATAACTTCTTAGTTTATATAAATTATATAGGCTAACACTTTGGGTAGTTGTTGATGTTCCGTTAACTAAATTAGCAGTGTCGTATTCCGCCTTTAAAGATTCAGATGTCGCTTGCCCAATGTCTTGTCCGACTTGAATACCTTCAAAAACACTTTGATTTTGTATTCCAAAATCAATTGCAAATCCACAAACTTTATTGGATAATGCCTTTTCAGTTTCAGTCTTTTCACCATCATTAACTAATAATGTGTTGTTTGCCGGTCTATCCAAATAAATGCCATCGTCATTATATCCATAATTTGTATCTTGGACATTCAAATGGGTTGATGGTTCATCAGAATATTGGAATAAGTATTTTGTTCTTGAATCTTGGTAATCTACCGTTGTATATGTTCCAAATAAAGAATTTGCAAATTCATCAGGATTATATGGTCTAGGGGTGGTACCAACTCTTTGTACATTATAAAAATTAATATACGAAGGCATCATAAATGGTACAAATTTACAACTAGACGCAATACTTTCAATTATTGTATATAGGTTAGCATTAGGTAACGAATTTTTTAAAAAATCTTTAATAGCAAAGATATCAACAAAAATATCGTTACCTACATCTCTATTAGCCCTATCAAAAAATAAAAAATCTTCAAATAATAATTTATCACTATAATCATTTCCAGCCACCCATTTATCATTTAATGCTTTAAAAGTATCGTAGTATTCAAATTTACTTTGCATACCTTCCGTCACATCTCTTTTTGATTTGTAATTACCACCTTCACTATACGATGGTAATTCTTTTTTTAATCTTAAATCAATTTTTTGGATAATGTTATTTGATAATATATCTTTAATTTCAAGATTACTTGAAATTATTGTTCTAAAAGATGTGGGTGTTTGTCCGTTATATTTTTGTGTCGCATAAATTTTAATAATATTACTAAATCTTTTAACGTTTTCCTCAGTAAACCCTATATTAAAATCAGGAAAAAAATCTGTTATATATGAACCACTATCACTATAGTTAAACCCTCCCAAGGTTGAGAACCCCACATATAACTCTAACGCTTTCCATGCCTTGTCTTCGTTTGTTCGTGAAGTTTCTAATGTTATAGTATTTGCCGAAGTTGGTACCGAATTATTAATATATGTTTCAATATTAATATTTGAATACTTTAATGGTGCATTTGAAAAAATTGAAAAGTCTTTATAGTTAAAGTTTTCAGGATTAACCTTTTTGATTATTAAATCATAGTTAATGTTTGACGAAATCGTGTTAACAAAATTCTTAACTTGGTCGGTCTGAATTTTAGAAATTAATTTCCCATTATCATTTAAGGTATCCGCGTCAAAATTTAATTCTATGGATAAAGCATTTATCATTATTTTTTG